CAACCATGATCTGGTAATTCATAAATTCTTTGACTCTAACTGATTGTGCCTCTTTATCTGGACTTGGCACTCCAACGATCTCAGTTCTAACTGGACCACCTGCTGGTAATAATTCTTTGTATGCTAAAGATTGAAACTGTGTGACTGCTTCTGCTAACACCGGGTGGACTGCACCAGATGCACCCTTAAATGGCTCTGTGTTTTCTTCGTATTTAAATCCTAAAAGATCTAAACCTTTTGTATAAGAAGTTTCCCAATCTTTTCTAGATGCTTTGTAGTCTGTGTAGTTTTCATATAATTCATGACCGATTGGATCTAATACTTCTTCTGGAAGCAATTCTGCTAGATTTGCAAAATGATCTTCACCTTGTTCTCTACTACCGATTGATGGATCAAAATTTATATCAACACTACCATCTTCGTTTTCTTGTACGTCGATTGGTTGATCTTGTTCTTTTTGCTCTTCCTGTATTTCTACTTGTACTTCTTCAGGACTAGGAACGTTTATTGTTTGCTTTACGTTCGGTAAAGACTTGTCTATTTCTGCCATTTGTTTTCTCCAGTTTTACTGTCTTAACAGTATTGTAGTTAATATTCAACCCTTGAGGTGTTGGCCCTGATTTTGGCGGTGGTCCTGACTTTTTACCGATCATAGAAAAGAATCCTCTAAATCATTTAATCCTACGTCTTCAAAATCATCCATCATCTTCGATAAATCTTTTGCTCTCTCAGCTGCAGCAAATTCTGGATCAACTCTTCTTCTCGCATTGTTAAGAGCTACCTCTGCATCTCCAGAATCAAAAGCCATAGCTTTATCTAAAATATTTAAATCTAAACCTTGTTCATCCGCTTTAGTAATTGCAGTCTTTAGAGCGTTAGCTCCAAATGCATAACCTAAAGGTTTAATAACTTTACCTACGGTTTTAGCTCCTCTAGCAATATTTTTTAAACCCATATCTTTTAAGTTTTTTAAAAGCGGTTTATCGGCTTCAGTTAATTGTGATAATTTTTTATTTTTTAAAAGTTCCGTAGGGTCTAATTCTTGAGCAGCAGAGCTAAAATTTATTACAAATTTTTTCTTAGTAAAAGGATCAGTTGCTTCAAATTTTTTATATCCTCCAGATTGAGCAGCTAAGTCAGTTCCTTTTTGATTAATTTCATCTAATAAAATATTTAAATTTTTTGGTTTATCTTTTAAAAGTTTATTTGTTTTTTTATACAAAGCATTCATTTTAGCATCTATGTCTTTTAGATCATCTATATTTACACTCGCTCTAGCATAACCCAACGTACTTGTTTTAACTTTTTGCGTATATAAATCAGACATATGACTTTTATGAAATTCAGGATTACCTTGTAAAAATTTTTCAAATTTTGGATTACTATTTTTTTTAATATATTCTTTTCTTTTTTCTACAAATTCAAATGCATCCATTCCTTTGGGATATGTTAATTTTAATTTTTCTCTATAATATTTAGTTGCCTTTTCAACTTGTCTTTCACTAATAGGATATTTTTTAGCGAATCCACTTGCTTTTAATTCTTCAGGGATATTTTTGCTGGCTTTCGGATATTTAAGTTTATTTTTTACATCTTTAATAAAATTTTTTTCCATTTCTTTATTCGGAAAAATAGGGACACCCTCATCATTTACACTAATTCTTAATTTCATTTCTTCTCTTGTAGGCAAAACTCCAACTGGTTTACCGTCTCGAACAGATTTTCGTGAGTCGTATGCAAGATCTTCATATTTTTTTCCTGTTCTTGTTTCATATTCTTTTATATTTGCTTTCATCTCATCTGTTAATTTTACCATGGCTCCGGAGCCTTTCCAGTTTCCTTCTCTAATATCAAATTTTTTCCAAGCTGGTTGATCTACATATTTTTCACCTGTTAAATTTTCAAATCTTTCAATTCTTTTTTTTATTTCTGCTGATAATCCATCTTTAAAATCTTCACGTTTTACAGTTTCTTTTGCAAACTTCTGTCTTGGCCGCAACAGGTACGCCATCATTTGATTATATTCTGCGATCTTCATTATACCTTTAATATGCCAGCTAAACCACCAGCTGCGTTTGGTTCCCTGTCGCTTGGATCAAAATCTTCTAAAATTTTTTCCTCTTCAGTTTTTTTCATGAGTTCTAACAACTCTTCGTCTGTTAATCCTTTTTGTGGATTTTTAGGTATCTCAATATCAAACAAACCTTCTATCTCTAACATCTGATCCATGTCTTTCATACCGCCACCTCTGTTATCTATCTCTATCATCTCTTCAGCAAGATTATTAACATCGTTAATTGCTTCACCAAAAGTATCTGTAAATACATCTATTGGATCTTTCTTACCTATCTCAATTCCTCTTCTATCTAATATTCTTCTAGCGAGTGCTCTCGTGATGCCTGTCGCCGGATCCAAGGATCCACCGGGTCTTCTTGGGTTTGGTAAATTTTCTATGTCACCCATTTTAGGATCAAGAGTTTCAATACCTTCAGATTTTTTAGTGCCTTCTTTAACCATAGGTATAACTGCACCTTCTTTTTTACCGGGTTTACCAACCACTGGTTTTTTAGCTCTTTCAAAAACTCTTTCTATTTGTTTTTTAAGTAGTGGAGTTACTTTACCAAACTGTTGTTCAGCAAACTTAATTGCATCTGGTACTTTTTTAATTACACCTGATCTAACCAGGTTTGTTAATGCTGCTATAAATTGTGCGAGTTGTATCATAGTCTACCAGTAGTATTTAAATTGTTTTTGCGGCAGCTTTTCATCCTCATAATCTTCAGGATGATTTAGTAAACCACCTTGTCTAAATCTCATGATTGCTTGTGTTGTACTATCAACCAAATCATCATGATCCCCATACGGGAAGGCAGCGCACTCTTCAATAACCTCTTGAGCGAACTGTTTATTCAAAGGTGCCCATATACTACCAGATTCAAATAAAGGTGCAACAGAATTAACTCTGGTATGTTTATCGTTCCCACGTGATGGTGTGTAGTTCACAACAGGTATACCCATATTTCTAAGTTCGTATGTTAGTGGTAGCCCTGATGCTTTAGACTCGATTAATACAGTTTCTGGTTGCCAGTAATCATATTGCTCTTTTGCAACTCTACGTAACTCTGGAAACTCTAATCTATCTTTTATTGCATCAAGCAAAATTAATTGTGGTGGTCCCTCTTCGTGTTCACGAAACACACCCCAAGTAGTGATTGCAGAATAGTCTGCAGACTCTTTTTTCATGAAAGCGGTATCGTAAGATTGTATAACGTGATCAAGACTTGGAATATGATCCTTGTCCCAGTCCTGCCACCATTCTCTTTTTAAGATTGCACCTTCTTCTGATGTTGGATTTTGCATCCATTGTGCATTCCATTTACCGAGTGATAGCGATGCTTTAACTGATTCCAGTTCTTCGATCTTCCAGTACTCCGGCCATACGGGCTTACCACTCGGCATGATTGCCGGAAACTCCACCAACTCCCATTGATCCGATTTAGGTTCTGTTTGGTTCTTCAAAAGAATTCCTGTAAGATCTTTTACATTCCAACGTGTCATTACGCAAACGATTTTACCGCCCGGTTGTAAACGTTGTCTTGGACCCGATGTATACCACTCGTATGCTTTTTCTAATGCACCCATGTTAAGTGCGTCTTGTTCCGAGTGCGGGTCATCTATGATTAATAAATCAGCACCTCGACCTGTGATTGCTCCACCGACACCAGCAGCAAAATACTCGCCACCTTGAGCAGTTTCCCAGCGACCAGCGGCCTGGCTGTCTTCTCTTAGTCTTGTCTTAAATATTTGTTGATACTCTGGAGAGTCAATCAGTGTCTTAGCCTTACGACCAAATCTAACTGCAAGTTCTCCTGTGTGGGTTGTCTGTATAATTTTTAGTTTTGGATTCTTACCTATCATCCAGGCTGGTAGTAGTGTTGATGCAAACTCAGACTTAGTATGCCTTGGTGGCATATTTACTATCAACCTTTTTATTTCACCAGATGCTAGCTTATTGAATTTATCTGCAATTGTTTTGTGATGCTCACCTTCAATAAACTCAGGCCATATAGTTTTTGTAAATGCAAGAAAGTCTTTCTGTGCAAGTTCTTTTTTATCTTCTTCTTTGTACTTTATTAAAAGTTTTTGGAATCTTTTCCTAACATCAGGAGGCAGTTTATTTATTTTATCTATATCTATTTGCATTTGAAAAATTTTTTGTAAAATTTTTTTACATGTTGTTTTTAGTCTTATAATGATTTTCAGGGATTTAACCATACAAATCTCGCATTATAACCGTAGGTTGTGGGACCCCTTTGTATATATACTAATTAATAATTAAAAAAGTTTAGGATTTTGAAAACCGCTTGGTACCTCTATTGGACCTAGGCCCGCTAGGGCCTAGGCTAGAAAGGTTAATCTAATAAAGTCATGTAAGCTTTAGCATTAAGCCTACTAAATTTACTTAGACCTTTTTGCATTGTTTTATAGTCCTCATTAAGTTCTGCCTCTTTGATTTCTATATACAATTTGTGT